NCATCAGCACTTCGCCGGTTGCGGCGGTTGCCATGTTGTCAGGAAAGAGCTCGTTCTCCATCAGCGGATAGCCTGACAGAGTCGCCGGCTGGCCGGCCTGGAGCCCAGGCTGCCACATGAAAGCGTTGGTCGTGGCCTCCTTGAGCAACCGCGCCGTCTTGATCCCGTTCCGGTGCATCAGGAACGCGCCAGCTCCCCGGTAGACTGCCCGGATCGCGTATATCAACTCGATGATATCGGTCTCATCGAACGGGTCATTCGTCGCCTGCGTGGTCGTAGTGTCGAGTCCGGCCTCCAGGAGACCGAGCGGTTGTTCCACGCCGGTCCCGTTCATAAAGCCGTTTTCTTCGATCTCGCCGAACCTCCTGGCGAAGTGAGAAGTAAAGAGATCCTCGACATCGACCGCTGCATCTTCCGCCAGCTCGACCGGGACACGGAAGATCCTCGCGAGCTTGTACGGAGTGAACGCCTGTTTCCCAAAGGCGTTGACGATATTCTCCTCCGCCACTTGCTCGCTCTCCGCCGTCCATTCGACCGAGCCGTCATAGTCGAACGACGGGAATCCGACCGACTGCCTCGTGGTCTCGATCACCGTCGCCCTTGCTCGGATCTGTACCAGGTCTCTCCTCTTAGTGATGAGCTGTGCCCGGAACTCCTCAGGCACGACATATCCACCGTCGGGATCTGCAACACTGGAGAGAGTCTTGAGCTCGTCGGGCTCCATCGCATCCTTGCCGTTGCGATAATACTTCCTAACGGCAGCGTTGACCGCCTTCGTCTCCTCGTCGGGCTCCTCGCCCTCTCCTCCTCCTTCGGTCTGACCGGGCAGAGCCATCCGTTGCATCTTGATCTCCAGGTCGGAGATCCGATCGTTCATCTTCTCGACGATCGCTTTCGTCTCGGTCGTAGCTTCTCCGAGAGTCTTGATCTCCTCCCGCTCCTTATCGGCAACGGTCTTGAACTCCTCCCAGGTCGTTTTCTGCTCATCCAGGAGAGCCTTGATCTCCGTCATATTGACGGAGCCCTGGTCCTGATCCTGGTCTTGAGTAGGCTCAGGCATTAGTTCATCCTTCCTGGTGAGTGTGCTGATCGCCTCCCCTCAGGCGATCATCTCCTTCATCGAACTGGTGATCGAGTGGATGTCCGACTCGATCCCCGACAGTGGCGGCTCCTGATCAAGCCGGGTGCCTTCCGGCGGCGCGGCCAGCTCGCGGAGTGCCTTAACACGGAGCTCGATGTCAGCAAGTTCGGCTCCCAGGTCGAGCGAGCTCGATTCGCCTTCCCAGGGAGCGACGATCGTGTCATCATCGAACTCCCGCCTCATCTTGGCATAGTATCTGCCGAGATGGGATCTCACTCCCGGACGATCTGAGTCCGGGATATCTACGCCGCCCCGCGCTCCCTGGACTACGCCGGCAGCGGCGAAGATCCCGCGCGGGACAGCTTTGATCTCACCGCCGACGATGTCAGCGATGAGCAGCTTATACCCTCCGAAAGTCTCGTCATTCTCGGCGTCGTACCATACGAATGCTCTCCGATACTTCGCGTTCGGCTCGTCATCGGCCTCGGCCCAGGAGCGGATTCGCTTCTCGGCTGCCGTAGCATCCCAGGCCAGAGCGCGATCGGCGAGCCCAAAGTTCTGAAACGAGACGACCCGCTTCTCCTCCTCCGGATGTTGCATCGAGACAAGGATCGAGATCGCTTGCTTGAGAGTGACCATATCCTCGCCGGCCAGTCCGCCGGCAGCGACACCGATATCGGCCAATGCCTTGACTCCGTTGATGATCGCCAGCTCGTTGACGGCGAGATCCGTCATACTGTACTCGTAGAGCTTGAGCTCCTTGAGATGCCGGATGTCGTTGACTCGGTCCCAGGTATCCCGGACGACATCGTATCCGATGCTCATCCGATCCATCACGCCATCGGCCGCCAGCACCAGCGCCTCGTCTCCCGTCGGCGTCTTGCTCACACGGCTCACTGTGAGCAGCCCGGTCGAGTCCTCCTGGATCTCAGTCGGGATGCCGATCGGCCAGGCGTGATTGATCCGGAACTTGATGAGATTCTTAGGGAACCTCTCCTTGAGCGTTTTCTTGAACGCGCCTTTCTCGACGACGTCTCGAATCAGGTCGACGTTGCCGAAAGTGGAGGCGTAACCCTCGATGATCCGCTCGTCCATGTCCACTTTCGTCTCTTGCGGGATTGCCTTATACAGCATCAGACTCCTCCTCCTCCTCGTCCTAGCTGAGCAGCACGTTGTAGATGACCGAGCAGCGGCACTTTGGATGCCCCGGCGGGACATAGGTGAACGGCACTTTCTCGGTCCGGCCTGGGAAGGTCGATTCCAGGCCGATCATCACTCCATCGAGCGGTCCGCAGAACGGACAGACGCGCTCGTCCTCGGCAGTCGCCCACTCCTTGACGACCGGGCCGGCAAACATCGACTGCTCGTTCGCCTGACGGACCGACTCGAACAGTCCGAAATTGTAGCTGTAAGCGAGCTCCGTCTGAGCAATCCGGAGCCCGCGCCGGCGGTGTAGAAAGCCGGCGTAGTTCTCGACCTGATGGATGATCTGCGCCGGCGTCAGCTCGCCAGCCTCGATGAGCGCGGCCTGGAATCTCCTGACGGCCTCCGCCTCGTTCGGCGTGAGCCCGATCGCCGGCCGCAAGATCCGCCCGAGCTCGTCCGCCGTGATCGCCAGCTCGGTGTCGATAGTGAAGTGGCGGATCAGATTGCGGATCGCCCGATGTTGAGCCTCCGAGAGTGAGACCGCGAGTTCTCCTCCGCGAGTCTCGATCCATTCCAGGATGCGGAGATCTGTGACATCGTATCCGAATCCTGGAGCAAAGCCGGCCCGGATAGCGTCCTCCATGTTCATCCCGGCGATCTCGAACGCCTCTCTCCACTGAGGGTCGAGCACGTCGTTGACGAACCGCGCATAGTCTTGCTGCCACCGCTCGATCCAGACCTTCGCACACTCCCCGTCCCGGAGAGCGTTGCGGAGCTCCTGATACTTGATCGCATCCGCCTCGGCTCCCCAGGTCGAATAGAGCCAGCGCGCGACCTTCGGCGTCCGGACATTGAGATACGATCTCAGCTCGGCCAGCACGTTCCGCGTGTTGATCGGGATCGGTTTGAGATAGGCCGGATACTCCGCCGGCAACCCCGGAGCTGGTACAAACTCCCATCCGCCAGGGACGTCCGGCACCGGGATCGAGCTCGGCACGTTCCGACCATAGGGATCTTGCTTGATCCCGGCAGCTCGGGCGAGCTTGCTCTGGATCTCGCTGATCCGATCTGTCTCGATAAAGCTCACGGCTCATCAGCTCTCCTCAATGCCCGGAATGAGACGATCTCCCGCTGACCGTTCTCGAACTCTACCAGGACGCTATTCATCGCTCCCCTGGTGATCACCCGACAGCGTCGGCCGAACATCTCTCGGCGTTTGCCGTTGTTCTTCCAGGAGTATCGGTGCATCACTCCTCCTCGATGGATGATGCGGAGGCTACGCCGGCGGGCATCATCGTCGCCGGCAAGAATGGGATATCGCCGGTCCCTGGCACCGGATCAATCCCGAGATCCAGCCGCTCGATGATCGAGTTGAGCGGCACTCCCATCTTGAATAGGCGCTCGCCAGCCTCGATCTTCTTGAACATCGTCTCGGCCAGGACGCGGACGCCGCTCAGGTCATAGTTCAACCTCACTCCCGAGCCGAACCTCGGAGCCAGCCTCAGATTGAATCCGCCCCTGAGCCGATTGAGATAAGGGATGACCGTGTCCTCCCATAACACGAGCCGGGCCTGGCCGACATCGGCGAGAGTCGCCTTTGCATAGATCCCGACTACCGGCGGAGGCACCTGGAAGATCGCGCAGATCTCCTCGCGGTTGAGCCCGCGACTATTGATAAAGTCCAGCTCCTCCGGAGTCAGGCCGAGCCGAGTGACCTCAGCCTCGTTGCCGAGTACCCAGGGAGTTCTCGCGTTCTCCGTTCCCTGGTGCTGCTCCTTGATCCGGGCGCGAGCTGTCTCCCATTGAGGCTGAGTCAGGTCGTGCTTATAGGAGATAATCGTATCCGGGACTGCTCGATTCTGGAGGCTCACCATGTTCCAGTCGACGGCAGCGACATCGGTGTCGACCACTTTCGCGCCGGCCTGGAGAGGACTCAATCCCCAATACGGATCTGAGGGATCGGTGAGCATGGTATGAATCACGTCCTGGGCCGGGATCTCTTTCTTGACGTTGCCGTGTTGGTAGAGATAATGATCTATGAATCCGGTCCGGATCGGGACCGGCTTGATCCAACGGATGTCTATCGTCTGGAGCTCAGCGACTACGCCGCCGGCAGAGAGCATCGCGACCAGGCTATTCCCTCCCAGGAGGATATGATTCGTCATCATATCTATGAGCTGAGGGCCGGAGGTCCAGGGATTCGGCTTCGCCATCAGCTCCGTCAGCGGATGATCGAGATCCATCTCCCAATCATTGCCCCTCCGGACCTCAGCGAACCAGGGAACGCCGGCAGCCGACAGAGCGATCCGGCTCACGCAAGCGTAGACCCACGTTGACGCCTTGAGTCCCTCGCGGATCGCCTTGTCGACATCCCACGTCGCCCACCTTGCTCGGAGATCTGCGTACCTGGGGAGCAGCTCGCCGATCCCGACGCTCTTGCTGCCCCGCATCCAGGCGCCGAGCGTTTGCATGAATGAGAGTTTCGATCTCGCCATCACGCTCTCCCGACTAGGATCTCGACCGGCGGTTGCCCGAGTTGATATGCTCCCATCGCCATCATCATCACGCAATCCTGCACCAGCGACTTGTCATCCCAACGATAAAAGCGGAGCTCCCGGTTGAGCTGAGCCATATCCGGCTCCACGCTCGGATGAGGCCAGGCAAGTCGACTATTCTCCAGCTCGACGATGAGAGCCTGGATAGCCTGATATTTCGACTTCCCTGAGAAGATGAACTCGACGAGCTGGCTCTCCGGGATCTTGAGAAACTGAGCCAGGGGATCTCCGACTCCGGTCGAGTCGACCATCGTCGCCCCTGGGAACTTCTCGTGCCTCAGCTCGATCAGCCTGGCGACTTCCGGCCAGGGCCGTTTCTGGAATCGCTCCCAGGCCACGAGCGCGACGGGATCTGCCGTCAGATCGAGAGTCCCTCCGACGGTCCAGTCCCGCTTTCGAGCGAGATCCCATACGTTGAGATATTGATGATCTCTCCGGCCTTTCTCGATGAACGTGAGATTCTTGCGCCAGGCGGCCTTGATGTACTCATATCCGATCGGTGCATCTCCCCACTCGACAAGCTCGCCATAGAGCTCTTGCCGCTTGAAGTCCTCCGTCCAGTCCTCGGAGAGCTCCTCCAGGATCTCAGGATCAGCGCCCGGATTATCATAGGAGCTCCACTGGTGCCAGGAGTATCTCTCGGGGCGCGCCCGCGCTTTCTCCTCGATGCCTCCCAGGAACTCGATCCCCTTCGGCGTCCCGGTGCTCAGGCCGCGCCCGCCGGTCGCGATTAGGCGGCCTTGCATGATCTCGAACGCCACTTTCCCGACCAGGCCGATCTCGTCGATCCACCAGTCCTTGATCGTCGGCCCTCTCAGGTCATCAGGATCATCCGCTGAGGCATAAAAGAGATCATCTCCCCAGGTGAACCGGATGTGTTTATCGGTCTTATTGTGGAACAAGAGCCAGGAGCCGGGGCGGTTCGGTGCGAGCCCTCCGGGGATCGCCCTCAGGAACTTGAACATCGTGGACTTCCAGAGCTGAGGATAGTCCGGCCCGACGATGTTATAAACGCCAGGCTCGGGATCTTCCTCCATCCGCTCCATGAGCCAGCGCGTACCGATCCCCGTCTTGCCTCCCTGGACGCCGGCGATCGCGAACGGATACCGGGCCTCGGACGCCAGGACTCCGAGCTGGCCGGGATGAGGCGCGGAGATCTCCGGCAGCACGGTCCATCTCGGGTCGTCGAAGTAGGTCATCTTCGGCCGATAGATCCCGAGTTTGAGCTCGGCCGCGTGGACGAGAGCCTCCCCGAGTATGCCGGTCTCAGCTTGCACGGATCTCCTCCGGGAGCAGCCCGATCGGTCTGAGCTCCAGGATTAGCTCCTGGCGCTGATTCTCCGGGACATACTTGGCAACGATCTCAAAGGCTCGCTGGAACATGGAGATCGCCGCCTCGATCGTGATGAGGGCTCGGTCGGTCTGCTCCAGGCGGAGCCGGCGATAGTCGACCTTGCTCGCTTTCTCGTGGAGGTCCGCCAGGATCTTCCGGATCTCCCTACGCTCGCCCTCAGAGAGAGGGAGAAAGCCGCACTCTGCACACGGCTCCTTGACGGCCATCATGCGGTCGATCAGGTCGAGCGCCAGGGCTCGGATGACAGCGACGTCGTCGATCATCGTCATCCGCTTGGCTCGATCCAGGTGAGGGAGTGTCAGGACAGCTTGAACTTCGGGAGAGGCAAAGCGACCGTGTTTGATGGGAGTGGCGCCGCCGTGGAGATGGCAGCGGCCGGCCCCGACGTGCTTCGTCTTGAATCCGGCCGGATTCCGACACGGCTTCCCGGTGCTCTTAGCCTTTGCGCCGCAGAACTTACGCGGCATCATTCATCCTCGACAATCTCGGGAGCCGCTCTCCCCTATCTATACGGTCAAGGCGAGACATCTTCAAGTCCGATCAGACGATCGTGGCCGGATGGAGATGAATCTCTCCGGTCATCACCGGCCAGCTCTTTCCCGCCCCGTCTGTGTATTCGAGCTCCTGGTAGTAACGTCCTGGAGCCAGGTCGGTCCAGTCTGCCGGCACCAGTTCGCGCCGGATTCCGTCTTTCGTCCCATCGACATCGACGAACGTCAGCTCCGCCAGGGCGGAGGTCTTAGTGATGAGCGCCGCCGACTTCGGCCCCCAGGACAAGATCCATATCGCGGCGCCGGCATCGAGACCATCCAGCGGTTGTCCGCTGTCCGGATCTGTGACCGCGAACTCCGTGATCAGGTGTTTGTCCTCCCAGGCGTCCTCGTTTTGATTCCGCTCACTCATCAGAACTCTCCCTCTTTATGTCCAGTGGGGAGCCCGCCTCCCCTCTTTCGGTTTGTCGGAATCCCGCTGGCGCTGGCCGCCCCATCAACGGCATGAGATCCCGCGCGAGATCTCGTCGACAGCAAGACGTGACCGACGATCGGCTGATAGACGGACTCCCCGGATGCGATCACTTGCGGCAGCACGAAAGCCGGACCGGGGATCACTTCCGGCTCGTACCAGGTCTCGGCGCTGCCGATCAGCTCAGCCGAGATAAAGATGATCTGAGCAACCGTCGGCTCGTGCCAAGTCTCGCCGGAAGGTATCAGTTCCGGATAGACGAACTGAGCCATCTCCATGATGACGGTCGGATCGTACCATGCCTCAGCACTCGCGATTATGTTGGGCTCGATCGTGACTTCACCAGGGAGCACGTCCGGCCCATACCACGCCTCAGAGCTGGCGATGATCTGAGGCTCGACAGTAACCGGCCCAGGGGAGACGTCCGGATTATGCCACACCTCCGATGTCGCGATGATATTCGGCTCAACCGTTACCGGCCCAGGGACAACCGTCGGCCCGTACCACGCCTCTCCAGTGGAGATGATGTCAGGGGAGACCGATTGAGCCACGCGCGGCTGATACCATGCCTCAGCGGAGGGGATGATATCCGCAATGACTGTGTAGCTTGTAGTTACGGCCGCGTTGTACCATGCCTCCCCGCTGGCGATCAGATTCGGCTCGACGAACTGATCATAGATGACCGTCGGATCATACCAGGTCTCGGCTGAGGCGATGAGATTGGGCTGGAGGATCTGAACAACGTCCGGGTTATACCATGCCTCGGCAGTCGCGATGATATTCGGGGCGACGATATGAATGACCTGGGGCGAGTGCCAGGTCTCGGCAGTCGGGATGATGTTGGCAACGAACGTGTAGCTGGTCGTCACCGTCGGCTGATACCACGTCTCCCCCGAGCTGATGATGTTCGGCTTAACGAGCTGCTCGATTGCCGGGCTGTACCATGCCTCTCCACTGGCGATGATCTGAGGCTCAATCGTCTGAGCGGAAGGGAAAGCGCCGGTGAGATAGCTGTCGACATCGGCGACCGTGATCGAGATGTCGGTGGCCTGGTGGCCGGCCTCCGTTCCCAGGATGCGGACCTGGTAGCGATCGCCGGCAGCGCCGGCAGCCGGATCGACCGTTAGCCCGTAGACCTTCGCCCCGGTGCCGGTGAGAGCTCCGGACGTGCCGAGTGTCTCCTGGACTCCACACCCGGAGGCGACCCTGAGGAGCTGGATCTTGTAGCTGTCACAGTCGGCAAGCGCGACCTCCATGCCGGCCTCATAGTTCCCATTCGGCCAGTCGGCGTTGTTGGGATCTCCCGGCTCGGTTGTCCAGGCGATGACGATCTCATCGGTGACTTGCTTAGGAACGGTCGCGGTGACAGCGGTCCCGTCGAGCCGAGTCTCCAGCGCCTTATATGCCTCTCCGGTAGAGGTCGGATCGCATCCACTCGCGGCACCGCCGCTGCCATCCAGCTCCCAAGTCTTAGCCATTGATCCAGAGCTCCTCCCCTGGAGGTCGGATCTCATTGAGACGCTCGATCTGAGCGTCGGTCATCCATACGCCGTGACGGATCAGATCCTCGTCCGGCGGGACGAACTGCTCATAGTCATGGAAGTCGACGAAAGCCGAGTTCGTCAGCATCGGGATCAGACCGTCCTCGATGAAGCGAGCTCTCATCTCCGCCGTGAGATAGATCTCCCTCTCCTGGCGAAAGCCGGTGCTCCAGAGATGGGCGCCGTCAGGGAGATCGAACTTCCACGTCCCGCGCTCCGGATAGAATCTCCAGCGGCTCGCGTTGAACTCCAGTGGAGAGAGATCCTCAGGATCATCATCCCAATGGATCAGCTCGACGTGATCCTCGTGATGGACGACGGCCAGGTGATCGGCAGACTTAACGACTCCCTGGATACAGACTCGATGGATATATCCGCGCTCGGAGAGATCTACCTTCGGCCCTTTGAACCGAACGACGCGCCCGGAGCTACTGAATATCGGCGTCCGATCGCGCGGCGGTTCCGGCAGCCTCGGCAGACCGGCCCACTCGGAGGAGTCATAGATCTCCCAATCGAGCGGGCTCGCCCGAGCCCACTGGATCAGGATCTTCATGGAGAGCTCAGATTAGAGCTTGAAGATCCCGGAAGCGTTCCACTGGACAGTGATGTCTCCACCGTTCGGAGTGACCGGCATCCCTGAGGCAAAGGTGTCGATCCAGCCGATCAGCGGAGAGGTTGCCGGCGTCCCGGTGTCTCTCCAGATCACCAGTGCCTCGGACTCCGCCCCGGTGACAGACGTGAAGGTCGTATCGGCAGCATCGCCAGTGCCATCCTCAGGGGAATTGATCGACGTTCGGCTGGTGATCGTCGCGGTCGCGATGTCTCCGGAGATGTCGTCCTCGAAGTCGTGATTCGTCAGGTCGACAGTATAGACGCCGGTATCTATCAGGTGAAGTTTGACGGTGATCCCGCCAGCGGTCCAGTCGATGAGGGCTTTTAGGAACTCGGAGCGACCCTTGTCGTATAGGCTATTCGCCATAACGCGGCCTCCTGAACTGAGATCTCAGACAGTGAGCGCCGCACGATCGCTCGATACTGCGGTTTGACGTCTGCGGTATAGTGGGCTGGAGGTCTGACTCTCGTCAAGCGAGATCAGGCCATACGGCGGAGGAGTTCTCGGCCAGTGACCAGGATCGCCCCGGCGTCGATTGCGCGCCGGACTGCGTTCCTGCTCATCAGATCGTAGTGAGGACGGCTCGCCTTGTCTTGATACCAGCGCCTCTTGAGACCGAGCTTGGCCGCGAACTCATGGAGCTCCTCGTCGCTCTCATCGCTTACCAGGTGAGTCCCGTCAGTCAGAATTGCCATCGGTCCGCTTCTCAGCCTCAGCGAGCGCCTCAAGTGCCGCCTGACGCCGGCGCCGATTGAGGGCTCGACGTTGTTTCTTGTTCAGTTTCGGCTTGGGCTCCATCCGTTCGAGCTGGCCGGAGGCGTTGCGGAAGTAGCGCCGCCCACTCTTGAGCTGGACGACTTGCTCGTTCTCGGTGATCTTCGAGACCGTCCTGGGGAGCCAGGCCCGGCGGATCTCATCCGGCTTGTTTGCCATCGGGATATCCTTCGGCCATCTTCTCCATCGCCTCCAGGAGACCGCGCTCCATCTCCTCAGAGTCGATTATGAGCTGCCCGCACGAGTGTCGGAAGTCGGGATCTCCAGGACTCCATCTCACTCCATACCGGCGCCGGCAGCCAGGACAGTTCCCATCCAGGAATAGAACCTTGACCGCCATCTCAGTCCTCGTGATACCAGGACTGCATCGCCTCAAGAGTCTCCGCTTTCGAAGCATCCAGGAGAGTCTTGAGGATCGCCCTGGTCGGTTGAGTGCTGGTGATCATCATCGCCAGGATGATCTTGTCAGTCCAGTTGAGTGCATGGCAGATATTTCGAGCCCATTCCTCGTTGACCGTGATCGCGAGCGGCTGAGTCTCAGGCGCCTCGGCCGGCGAGCACTTATAGAGACCGAACGCCTGGCCGGTCGGTGCCTTGAGATCCTCGGTGAGAGGATAGCCTCGGAATATGACGGTATCCTTCGGCGCGTGGAGCTGGACATCCACTCCCATCCCGCTCAGGAGCCGTTGCTTCGCGTCGATCAGAGCAGCCGCCATCCCTACCGGATCGGTCCCGAATCCGTGTTTGAGGGGATGCTCTATGATGTCCAGGGCGAGCTTGACGATCTGCCAGAACCGCTCCCTCTCGACCTGGATCGTGACGTCACTCACAGTCCGAGCGTCTGAGGCGGTCCGGGATTGAGGTACTGATCGAGCCAGGTGATCGCCGAGTCCGTATCGCCCTCCTCGATCGCCTCCTTCGCTTTCTCGACAGTCCGATACTTATTCGAGAGATCATCACAGATCTGCTCAACCTTGTCCTGGTACTCCTGGACGTCCTCGATGAATCCGAGCTTCCCGATCTCCTCCTTGAGTGTATCGAGATCCATCATCGCCTCCCTCGTTTGAGTCCTATCAGATAACCGACTCCCAGGCATATCACTCCGAAAGCTGCCAGGTGTAGAACGTCGACCACGCTCATCTCAGGGCTCCTCTCCGTGAGGTTGCACCGGCTTTTTCTCTGTACGGACCTCGGCAAGAGTCAGCCCCCACTTATCAGCGAACCTCCGAGCTTCCTTCGATCTCACTCCCGTCCGTACCTGGATCTTCTTGAGTTCGACCAGGGCGTTCCACTCGGCCTTTTTCGTCTCGCCGATCATATAGTCGACCATACTCCTGACACGCGCGTTCTCGACCGCCGGCTTATAGTGTTTGATCGCTTGCCACTTCTCCTCCATGATCCGGAGTCTGAGGCTTTCCAGGAGGCCGGCTGCTCCTGGATTGACTCCTCGGAGGAGATACCAGGCGTTTCGGAACTGGAGCGGCTTGACTACGAGCATCATTCTCTCCAGTCCGATCTCTCTGATGTAGTAGATCCACGTCGGCCAGAATGATCGTCTCCAGGCCATCTTATTCCTCAGCTTCGCCTCCAGGAATATGCACCACTCCTCCAGTTCTGGAGTCTGTTTGACTCCGCATCGTGGGGAGGCTATGAGACCTAGATCTCGGTTATCCACAGTTATTCACCACTTGTCCACACGGTTATCCACGCCGCAAGCTGAGTGTTGGTAAGTGATTCCGATGAAAAGGATCACTTATCAACACGCCTACTACTACTACGTTTATTAGCTTTACAGTCTTACCCCCCCGCCCTTCCCC